CATAGTGAACAGGCACTGTTCACTCCTACCAACAAACAACAAACACGCAACCTGATAATAACACCAAACCACCAAAAGCAGGATTCCACAAGGCAGCATGCCTTTGGTCGCAGTCTGCGGGCGAGACCGCAGAGCGCCCGCAACGGGCGCACCGCCAAGCCCCTCCGGCGCCTGAGGAGCAAGGATAGTGAACACAGACGCAAACAACAAACAAGCACACCACAAACCTGCGCAGGAGCCGGAGCGAAGCGGAGGCGACAAAAAATTTTTTGGCGATAGTGACACCCCCAGCAAACCACACACAGAAAAACAAGGTACCCCACCGGCTTGTCTCGCTGAATTACAGGGGTACGGGGGCTGGGTTTTGTTTATTTGCGGTTAATTACAATGGGGGCATGTGCCGTGGTACCCTATATACACCTGTATGCTATGTGTTTGTTGGGTGTTTTGGTTTTGTGGGGCTGTTGTGTTTTGTTTGTTTTGTGTGGTTGGTGTTTTGTGTTTGTTGTGGTGGGTGTTTGTTGTGTTTGGGGTGTGTTGTGGGGGGTTACAAAAGTTACAAGGTTACTTTTATTGGGTTTTTTTTAGAAATTTAGATTTGTGTTTGTTTGGGGCCGTGACTTTCGTGACATTTGTGACATTTTGTTACATATATATAGGGTCTAGAGGGTCTAGAGGCTTTGTCTTTGTGTTTTTTGTTATATGTTGTTGTGGGGGGGGGTTGTTGTTTGTTGCGGAGGTTACTTTTGTTACATGTGTGGGGGCGCTAGAGGCGCTAGAGGCCTGTGTTTGTTAGGGGTTTGGTGTTTGGGCGTGGATTCCCTTGGGAACCTCCCAAGCATTGAGGCTGCTTTGGCCTTGTAATCGCTTTGTCCTGTGCGTTACGCCCCTGTGCGCTCATTCCGGTTGCGTTGTCACAGGGGTCGGTTACCCTTCTAACGGGTGACTCACCGATGGTTAGTCGGGCGCTGCTTACAGGCGTTGTTGTGGTTGGTCAAGGGTCCACAATCCCCTTTTTGTTTGTTGCCTTGTGTTAGGTTACCTTGGTTACGTTTTTTTAGCAAGGAGGTTTTGCATGTTTTTTGAAGATTTTGATGAGGTGTTTGATGTTGATGATGATGAGGTGTTAGAGTGTGGGTTAGAGAATCCTGACATTTGTGAAAGTTGTCAGTAAAGGAGATTGTTATGGCGTATGGTTATGGTAAGGCTATGAAACCTAGGAAAAGGGTTATGCCTAAGAAGAAGAAAGCAAAGAAGAAGATGAAGAGGAGAATGTAATGCCTAAGAAAAAGGGTTTGTACGCTAACATTCATGCGAAGCGTAAGCGTATTAAGGCTGGGTCTGGTGAGCGTATGCGTAAGCCGGGTTCTAAGGGTGCGCCTACTGCTAAGGCGTTTAAGCAGTCAGCTAAGACGGCTAAGAAAAGAAAACCTGCTAAGAAGAGGCGGTAATGCCTAAGAAGAAAGATCCTCGTTTGGCTAGGGCTGGTGTGTCTGGGTTTAATAAGCCTAAGCGTACTCCTAAGCATCCTACGAAGTCGCATGTTGTTGTGGCTAAGGAGGGTAGCAAGGTTAAGACTATTAGGTTTGGTCAGCAGGGTAAGACTGGTGATAAGGGCAATACTGCTCGTTCTAGGTCGTTTAAGGCTCGTCATGCGAAGAACATTAAGAAGGGTAAAATGTCTGCTGCGTATTGGGCTAATAAGGTGAAGTGGTAGATGGCTCCTCGTAAAGTGGCGAAGCCTAAGCGGACTGCTGCGTATTATCGTAAGAATCCTAAAGCTAGGGCTAAGAAAAAAGCGTATGATACGAAATATCATTCTACGAAGAAACGTAAGAAGTATCGTGCTGATTTGCAACGTGAGCGTCGTAAGCGTGGTATTGCTGGTAAGGGCGGTAAAGATGTGTCTCATAAAAAGGGTGGCGGTTTTACGTTAGAGAATGCTTCTAAGAATCGTGCTAGGAACAGAGGCAAAAAATGAGTGGGAAAATTAGCTTTATGAATGTTGATGCTTGGGTTCAGTATGGTATGGATAAAGGATGGATTTCGCCTCCTTATTGCGGTATCCATGACATAGCGCACCCAAGTGATTACGAAGAAATGAATCAAATAATCGAAGAAGAACATGACGGTGATATAGATTGTTGTTGGACAGTAGTACATATAAGGGACTAACGTGGCCTCCGGCAAAGCAACAACTGTAGAGAAATGGGTGCAATACCTTCTTCTAAGACGCACCATGAGCATATACAAGGCTGCGAAAGAATCTGGTGTTAATTATCATTCAGCTAGAGACAACGAGTCTGGCAAAGTAAGCACACGAAACTATTTAGTTGCTAAAGAACAAGTAGACACAATAGGAGTATCTAAAATACCCTCCTATGAAGAGCTACAACCCGAAGCACAAGAGTGTTGGGACAATATTGAAAAATTTGCGCTCCGATACTTCGGCATTATATTACAGCCATGGCAAATCGAAGCCACGGAACGTATCTTTGATTTATTTGAAACACCTCAAGAGGAGTATGTTGTTATAAATGCACCGCCGGGCAGCGGTAAGTCAACGTTTTTCGCTAAGGTGCTTCCGGCATGGGCAACAGTCCGCAATAGGGCAATTCGTGGAATGCTCGGTTCCTCGACTCAACGTCTCGCTGAATGGTACACACGGCGTTTGAGGGCGGAGTTTGAACGTGAGCATGTTGCCCGTGCCGAACTAAACGATGTCAAAATGGGGTTAGCAGTTGACGCTGAACGAACCATGCAACAAGACTTTGGTCAATTCAAACCTGACGCTAAAGAAATATGGCGTGCAGAAGCATTCACCATAGTACAACAAGACGACATGCCATTATCGCAAAAAGAACCATCATGGTCAGCGTTCGGTATGGATTCCGGTTTTCTAGGTGGCCGTTTTGATCTTATTATTTGGGATGACGTGTGGGATCCTCGCAAGATGCGTAACTCTGAGTCTCGTTCTGACATGTATCGTTGGTGGGATGAAGTAGCCGAAACACGACTAGAACCAAGCGGACTACTAATCTTACAAGGACAACGCATGGCTTCTGACGATATATACCGCTACGCATTAGACAAATTCGCACCTATAGACGAAGACTACGACGAAGTAGACGAAGATAAAGTAGACGCAGAAGGCGAACGCAAATACAACCACCTTAAATTCAAAGTACATTACGACGACAGATGCGAACAATTACACAAACCTAGCGACCCAGCATACCCAGAAGGCTGTTTACTGTACCCACGGCGACTGCCATGGAGAAAAATACGCCACATTAAATCACAAACACCCGACAGATACGAAATTTTGTATCAACAAGAAGACTCCGACCCTGCATCAGTGCTTGTTGACCCTCTTTGGATTAGTGGAGGAGTCGGAAAAAACGGAGTTGAATATGTTGGTTGTTGGGATAAAGACCGTGACTTATGGGAAGTGCCACAGTATTTAGCTGGTGATGTAATGGTTGTAGCGTCTGCTGACCCGTCACCATCTAATTTTTGGGCGTTGCAATGCTGGGCGTACTGCCCTGAAAGCGAATATCGTTATTTATTAGAATCGTACAGGCGCAAAATGGATGCCCCTGCGTTTCTCGATTGGAATCATGACACGCAAAGGTTTACTGGCATAGCTGAGGAGTGGTGGCAAATAAGTAATGAGATAGGTCACCCTATTACGCATTGGATAGTTGAAGCGAACGCTGCTCAAAAGTTTATTTTGCAGTACGATCATTTTCGGCGTTGGTCAGCTTTGCGAGGTGTGGAGCTAGTACCGCATTATACGCACGCTAGAAACAAGGGTGACCCTAAGTATGGCGTGCAAATGTTGGCTCCTTTGTATCGTTTGGGTCGTATCCGACTTCCGGGTATGCAAAGAACAGATGCTAGGCCGCATTCTTTGTTGTTAGTCAATGAAGTAACAAAATGGAACCCAGAAGGCACAGGGTCTAGAACTGATGACTGTGTGATGGCACAATGGTTTGTAGAACATAATTTAGAAAAAATATATACGCCTATGTCTGAGCCTATTAGACAATGGCGGCCAACGTGGGTAACAGAAAGTTAGAACATTGAAAACCGCTGAAGAAATTGTAGATCTGTATTATACACGTTCATCTAACCATGCTGGTGTGAAAGAACGTATGCGCCTTATTCGTGACCATTACAACGGTGACGTTATTGTGCCTTTACCTGAAATAGATTCGACTGAAGCTTCATCTGTAGCAAACTTGTTAGCGCAGGGGTTAGATCAGACTGCTATGCGTATAGCGTCAGTTACCCCTGACATTGTTTGCCCACCTGAAGATGAGTCATCTAAACAATCTCAAAAATTTGCTGCTATTCGCCGCAAAGCATTGTTTGGTTGGTGGCAGAACTCTCGTATTGATATGCAACTTGCTAAACGTGCAAGGCATCTTATTGGATATGCAAGTAGCATTGTGCAGATACGGTTTGACCATGAAAAAGGTTGCCCTACTTGGCATGTGCGTGATCCTTTAACTGCGTATCCTTCTAACTTGCGTGGGCCTGACGAAATGAGTCCCGTTGATTGCGTGTTTGGTTATGAACGTTCGCAAGGTTGGATTCGTAGAAACTATCCTGACGCTGCACTACGTTTTGCTGGCGTTAACGAAGCACCATACGACAATGACAGACCTGTCGAACTTATTGAATACGTTGACCGTGAAGAATATGTGTTAATAGCGATACATAACCCTGCGCACAGTATTGGTGTGCATACGATGAACGACAATCACGAACCAATTATTGCTGAGTTAGAAAGAACACCTAATAAAACAAGTGTTTGCCCTGTCGTTATGTCACAAAGCATTTCATTAGATGAACCTAACGGACAATTTGACGGCATTCTAGGAATGTATCAACAACAAGCAAAGCTCATGGCGTTAGAAGTCATAGCTGTGCAAAAAGGCGTGTTTCCTGATACATGGCTAGTAGGTCGTGCAGGTGAACAACCAACAATTATTAATCCTGCAAATGGGTTAACAGGCGAAGTTGGTGTTATCCGTGGTGGTGATTTGCGAGACATGCAGTTGCAACCCGGATTTATGACAAATCCTGCTATTGATCGTTTGGAAAGAGCGCAACGTTTAACTGCTGGTATTCCTGCTGAGTTCGGTGGTGAATCTACAAGCAACATTCGTACTGGTCGCCGTGGCGACGCTGTTCTTTCTGCTGTTGTCGATTTCTCTGTGCAGGAATCGCAACGCATTCTTGCTCGCTCGTTAGAAACTGAAAACAAACTAGCTATTACCATGGCGAAAGCTCATGCAGGCAATAAATCTAAATCGTTTTATGTGTCTATGGGCAAAGTGAAAGGCAAGGTAGATTATGTTCCAAACAAGCACTTTACGACAAATGACAATGTGGTCAGTTATAGTCACGCTGGGGCTGACATTAATAATCTTGTTATCGCTGGCGGGCAAAGGTTGGCGATGGGAACAATGTCGAAGGAATCTTTTATGAAAATAGATCCTCTTGTTGAGGATGTTGAAGCTGAACGTGATTCTGTAACTGCTGAACAATTAGAGCAAAGTTTATTGTCTGGCTTGCAACAACAAGCAGCAACAGGGGCAATATCACCTGCTGATCTTGCTCGTATTATTGATCTTGTTAAATCAGATAAAGCTGAATTAGCTTCCGCTGTTGAGAAAGTACAACGTGAAGCCCAAGAAAGGCAAGCCACAATGGTTTCCCCTACATCCCCTGAAGCACAATCCGGCATAGCCCAACCCGAAGCGGGAGCAGAAGCTATGGTTGCTCCACCTTCTGCTGAGGGTGGGCCTGCTGGTTTGCGTGAACTATTAGGAGCCTTATAGTGCCTAGAAAACGTAAAGGCGAACAAGCTGCAAGGACTTTAACTGGCCAACAGTATGGTCAAGCTAAAATGCAAGAAGAAGCGCAAGCTGCTGTTCCTTTGCCTAGCATGGAGGAACCACAAATTCCTACTATGAAAGCGGGGGAGCAACCGTTTGGTAGGCGTTCTGAACGACCTAACGAAATAGTTACAGCTATGGGGCAACCTGAAGCTGCGTTGACTCCAGAGGTTACGCAACAACGCAAAATGCAAATGCTTGCTATTTTGCCTTTGTTAGAACAAGCTGCTTCTGAACCGTATGCTTCTCCGCAAACAAGAAACTTTGCTAGGAAGTTAAGGCTTGCTATAGGGCCGATGGAAGATTTACAAAATCAGAATAGAGAATAACTATGGGTTTACTAGACCGATTGAAAGACATTGGTGGAGGCATCCTTGACATAGGTGAAGGTAGCCTTGACTTTGCTGTAGACACTGTTAAATCAAGTGCTTATTTGATAAGTATGCAACCTGATAAGGCTGCTGAAACTTGGTTTAATTCTTGGCAAGAGGACATTCTTGGGACTGCTATGCAAGGTGCGTTTGGACCCGAAGGTGTTATAGGTTCTGTTATTGGTGCGTTGCCGGAAACGGGTCCGCTTGGTTTTATTAGGACAGGTGGCGGCCAGTATTTTAATGCTGCTATGGAAAAATGGGATTGGGTGATGCAATCCGTTGTTGATGATGGCCTTGGAACGTTCGCTACTGTTGTCGGCGCTAGTTTAAGTGACGGCAACATTTCCCGAATGTGGGATGGTTCAACGTGGGCTAAAGCCTATGAAATTAACAGCAAATCCTATGACGAAAATGGAAAGAGGATAGACGGTCATGGCCGCACGTTCGGCCAGTCGATGCTTGCAGCAACAATGATGATCGATCCGTTCGATGACGAAGCAATGAACGCTGTGCAAGACGATTACATGTTCAAATTGTTTTCAGGAATGCTTGACTTTGCGCAAGAGTTCCTTGACCCTGTTGACATAGCGTTAGGTGGTACTGCAAACGTTTTGTCAGGGAAGACAGCGCTTGGTCGTGTAACTAAAACTGGTGACGTTAAAATACTTGGCGTTAAAGAAGTAATTGACCCTCGTACTGGGAAAAAGACTGGCGAGTTAACGTCTACGCTTGGTAGACGGCATGTCGAGCCTCAACGCATTTATACTCCGGGCGGAGGTTTAGGTTGGCGTAGAATGGACCAACTAGTTGGAGGCGAATTAGTTACCTCTAATAGGTTCAAAGGTTTAACTGAAGAGCAACGCAAAATTCGTAGCATGATTGGTACGACAAGTACGCAAGCAAGAGCGCACGCTTTTGTGAATAGTTCTAAATATAAATTAATTGAAGACGAATTAGTCAAAGTAGATGAACTTGTTGCAAACGGCGGTCTTAGTCGGGAAGCAGGAGCAAGGCGACGTGCCGCTGTTCTTCGGGAAACGATTGGTCGGCGTGCAGCAGCAAGTATGCCTGAGTCAGCAGCGTTCGCTATTGGTCACGGTGCTACCCCAGAGGCTAGAAGATTAACTGCCCGTGCTTTGATTGGAGATATGACTGCGTTTGATGAAGCTAAAAGCATAGCTGAAAAAGGCAGAGACTTACTTGAAAACGGAAGTTACTTTGATGATTTGAGAATGCTTGATGATTTGAATAGCCGTATTGAAGTATTAGATCAGAAAATTGATAGTTACGGTAAACCAGAAAATCTTACAAGCGGTCAAAAAGCCGCTGTTACAAGGTTTGCTAATCAAAGAAAACGGTTAATAGATGGTTTTGAAGACGGGAAAACTGGTGAAATTTTTGATTCTAAAAAAGACATTGAAGGAAGAATAGGAGACGTTGAAAACGAATATCTTGGCAAAGTTGATTATGAAATGATGTATGACTTGCAAGTAGGTTTGTCAGAAAGTCAAATAACTCAAATTGTTAATGGCTCAACGAATGTTCGCATGAACACGTTGACTGATGAAATGTTAACAGCCGATGATGGTTTAGCGGCAACAGCAGAGTTTGTGTTAGAACGTTTGGCTATTCTAGATGTGTTAGAAGAAGCTCCTTTCAAAGGGGTAGATGTAGCTATAGATAAAGTGTATAGAACTAATTCTTTGCAAGCTCTCCGTAATAAGCATTTGCGAACACTTAACGAACGAGCAAAAGAAGGAAAAGATTTAGGAAGGTTGCAAAGACGCAACGCTGATTTTATAGAGCGTGTGTATCAGATACCGTCAGTTATTACACCTTTTGGTTTTAGGACATTGCGTGTAATTACAGAGCGTGTGCCTCAGTCGTTAATTGAATTTAACGATGCAGGTGCGTTTACACAATATGAACGTATGCTTGCTAACGCTAGCGGCGTAACTATTGACGGTAAATCAATTATTAACGCCGATGAAGTTCGTGATTTGCTGGGCAGGTGGATGGAAATTAGGAACCGTGCGGATTCTAATATGGCAGCAGATTTACGAAATGAATTTGATAATGCTAAAACTCGACTTGTTGGCAAAGCAGATGAGTTAATTGAAAAGGCAGGGATTGACATTGGTGATTCTTTAGCTAATCAATTACAAAGAGCGAATAACTTAAAAGATGCTTCTCGTAAACAAATAAAACAAGCTGAAGGGCAGGGTAAAAAAACCCGTGGTTCTGTGCGTGAGGCAGAGTCATCATATAGTTCCTATGACAGTAAAGATGGAGGCAGAGTATTTATTGACCATGGGATGTCTCCGCACATGGTTAAACAAGCAGAGGTTATTCCAAGGTTTGATTTAATTAATGATTTTATTCAAGACAAGCAACGTTTAGTTGTGCTAACTAAAAACCAGTTAAATGAAAAATTGTCCAAAGCTAAAGAAAACCTTAAAAAACTTGAAACTGAAAAAGCAAGCGTTAAAAAAATTAATAAAGCCAGAGAAGCAGTTGATGAAGCACAACAAGCTGTTAATAATTTTGATCCTAAACAATACACTAGGGATTTAACGAGTAAACGTTGGGTCCAAACAAAAGATGGTTTTAAGCGTGTCGCTAGGCCGATAAGAAATAGAGCGCAACAAGCTCAAAACGTTTGGCGGCCTATGGTGTTGTTGACTCCTAAGTGGCCGATGCGTGTGCAGTTAGATGAAACGTTGCGGCGTTTAGCTGACCTTGGTGCAATTACGGAAATGCGTAATGTGTTCCGTGGTATGGGTGATTTGAAAGATGCGTTTGCTACACGAAGTATTGAATCGTCAATGCGTGACGTTACAACTACCATTAAGCAAGACGCTATAGAAGCTATTCAAAATAATAATTTGAAAATAGATGTCGAAGACAGTGTTACATCGTTATTTCCTGATGTAAAAACTAAAAAATTAAAAAGCGGTCAAAGACGTTTTCTTGACGAAAGTTTTGAAAATCCTAGATTTATTACTGCCGAAAAGTTTCTTGAACGAAAAATTAAGGCAAATGATGTAACAGCGTATGAAGTTATGAATATGGTTGAAGGCGGCGCAGACATACTTAAAAACAGAATTAAAGAAACTGCGCAAAAAGCAAAGCAAGAAAATAAGTTGCGTTACGCTATGCCTACTGTAAGTAGGGCGTTTATAGCTGGAACATTGTTAAATCCTTTGGCTGGTGCTGCATGGGCTGGTATGCACGGAATCAGCAGACATCGTAGAATCAACAACATTGCTGGAAAACGTGCAGCGTTGCACCAATCTACTTTGTACAAGACAGAAGCTAAACGATTGTTAGACGATGCGTTTGAAGCTGCTGGTGACGAAGCTGCCGCTATGCGTGCGTTATCGGACCAAATGCTGCAACAAGGTGTCAGCATAAGAACGCTAGTAGACAGTTTAGATAAAGACATGGTTGGTTTAGACGATGTTGTAAACAGTGTTGAGAAAGCAGAAAGGTTGTTAGTTGAAGCTGGCCATTACAATCTTAAAATAGGTGGCATTACTGCCCGTGGAGCTTTTGGAGATGACGCTGATTTTATTGCAATGAATCAACGTGCTGTTTCTTCAACAAAAGCTCAAAGCGCTATGTTCCTTGGCTTTAAGCAAGCAAGCGAACGAAGATTGCAAGAATTTAATAATGCTGAATGGAGAGCTTGGGATGTGCTTGTAGAAGATGAAACTTTTTTTGCTAAAGGGTGGGAAACAATGATGGAACGTTACACAGCCATTGGAGATAAATGGCAGTCATCGTTTTTTGATATTGTGTGGGCTGATTCTCCAAGAGATGTTCGTATTGCTCAACTTGCTAAAGAGATTAGAACAAATGAAGCGCTTTCAAATAATTTAGGCGTGTACTACCCGATAGAAAAAGCTAAAAACGCTGGGGAAGACCTTAACAATGTAATTTACAACATAGCCGATAACATTATTGATGAGTACGACAATGTGCTACCAAGAGGACAAATTTTTGACAACCTTAGAGAAAAAGCACGAACGCAACAACCTGTTAGATGGGAAGACGTTAAGAAAGCATTAGAAGATTACACTAAAAAAAGCAAAAAATACAATGACGGAGATATCAAAGCTCTTGTTGAGGATATACGTTTAGGTGGAGTCCCTAGAAACGTATTAGAAGGCAACAGGTATGGAGATTTTGGTAGGCAAGTTTCACCAACCCCTGAATCGATAGCTCCACAAAGAGCAGGTTTTGGAAAGGAATCAGGTAAATTCATTGAACGCATATATGAAAACCTTGGAACGCTACCAGCAGACCATTTATCTCGTAACCCGTACTACAGAACAAAATATGAACGTGCCTTTTACCGCAAAATTTCAGCATACATGGATGCAGACGGGCAAGTCACAATCAGCCCAAACCAACTACGGAAACTAGAAGATAGCGCAAGAGACGTAGCGTTACTAGAAACAAGAGACCTACTATACGATTTAGCTGAAGAAACACGATTTGGAGAAATGGCTGCATTAATAATGCCGTTCTACAATGCGTGGCAAGAAGTTATAGGTCGTTGGGTCAAGCTAGGGCAAGAAAACCCTGCTGTAGTAGCCAAAGGCGTGCGTTTATACATGTCAGATTGGAACGCAGAAACATTAGGCATAACTGAAATAAACGATGAAGAAACAGGCGCTAACTATTTAGCGTTTAGATTACCAGAATGGGCCGTAGACGGATTAGATAAATTACCTGCTGACGGTGGGCCATTAGGTTTAATTGGGAAAGGGCCGTTAGGTCAGTTGTTGAGTAACAACCCGTTGCGTTTTAGCAAAGAAGGATTAGCTTCAATGTTGCAATCAACAACTCCCGGTTTTGGTCCTCTTGTTTCAATACCTGTACGAGAAGCTATATTAAAAAACCCTGAACTTGACGAAACGTTTGACTTTATGTTTCCGTTTGGTCACCCTGAAGGCGGGGTTTTTGAACGCATAAAGTCAGGGTTTATTCCTGCTTATCAACAAAACATTGACAACCTTGTAAGAGAGACTCCTACTAGGGAAAGGCAAGTGCAGTCATTTGCGTTACAAATCTTTGTAGAACAAGCTCAAAACGGCACACCAATAAATGTTGCAGATAAAAAACAACTAAACATGTTAATAGATGAAGCTAACCAACGTGCAAATGATTTTTTCAAATTTAGAGTAGCTACAGGTTTGTTTATGCCTACGTCAACGACAGCGTTTTCTCCTTTTGATGATTTAATAAAAGAAGCAAGAAATTTGCAACGAGAACACGGAACGTTAACTGGTAACCAAATTTTCTTGGAAGAACACGGATCTGAATTGTTTGCGTTAACAGCCAGAATGACAAAATTAAACGATGGTGTCGCTGCTTCTGCAACCGCTGAATTAGCGTACATAGAAAATCAAGAACTTGTGCAGAATCATCCTGAAATTGGTGGTTGGGTAACTGGAAGCCTTGGTGCTGGTGATGAAGAATTTAAGTTTAGTTCTGCTGCGTATAGGCGGCAAACTCAGATGGATATAAGCCCGTCAGATGATACAAAACGTAGGGAACGCAAAAGCGTTTACGATACAATAGCTGATACTGAAATTGAACGTGGCTGGGGTATTTACTCTGTTTACTCTGATATTGTTAGAGGCGAGCAAGAAAAACGTAAAGCTGCTGGTTTAGATTACTCTATGGCTTCTACTGAAATGCTGCCAGTAAAAATAATGTTTGACCAACTTGTTGATCGTTTGAAAAATGAAATACCTGCTTGGGGTGAGGAATACGCAACAAAATCTAGGGTTAGTAAAACACCTGCAATTATTGAAGGTTTCTTAGCTGGTTTAGAACAAGAAAACATTCTTGCACGGCCTTCTACACGGCACGTTATTGAGTATTTACAATTAAGAAATTTTGTTGAACAAAAACTTATTGAACGTAGCACAACACGAAACCCTGAAACTGGTCGTGTTGGAAGCGATGTGTTAACTGCTGCTTCTAATACTGACTTAAAGTTAATGTGGGAAAATCAGAAAGAAGCGTTAGCTGCAAGACCTGAATTTTCTAGGATCTATGATAGGTACTTTGAACAGGATATGATTACTACAGAAAGTTTTATTTCTACGTTACGGCCAGATGTGTGGCGTGCGTTTACTAACGGAGATATTGTTAATGACTGAAAATTCGATAGGCACTACATCAGAAGAAATGGATTATGCTGAAAGTTTATTAGCAACTATTCAAGCCCTAATGCCTCAAGAAGTTGACAACATTTATGGGTATACAAAAACTCCTAAAACAACTGAGGCAGTAGACGAATTTGAAGGAATGCCTTTAGGTATCCCTGAGATGGAAACTGGGGAAATGGAACTTACCCCAATAACAGGCGCTATGGTTTCTGAACTTCTTAGCGGGTATGACGAACAAACTCGCAAAGAAATGGCGTATGACATGTTTCGTTTTGTTCCAAACGCATACGGTGACGCTGACGATTTATTTAATGATGACGGCTCTATTAAAGAAGGAGAGTTTTTAGACGCTTTTGCACGAACAATGATGTATGCAGAACGGCAAGCTGAGATAGGAGAGCGTTCTGACTTTATCGATATTATTATGAGAACAAGCGAAGTGAGCCTTGAAGAATCAAAAAACTTTTTTGATGAACGCATTGAAGAATTACGACGCAAACCTGAAAGAATTATTAATTACATTGACCCTGCTGCTTTAATGCAAGGCATTAGTACAGCAACGCAAAGCGTGTTAGGTCGTAAAGCTACTAAGTCAGAAATGCAAGCGTTTGTTAATGAAATACATGGTTTGCAGGCTTCAGGCACGCAAAGTATTTCTGTTGGTGCTAGAGCTATTGATGCTGCTAGGGCTGCTGCTCCTACGGAAGCTGGGGCTATGGATTATTCTAATGCGGCTTCGTTAGTTATGCAGGCTGCTGGTATTGGGGGTATGTGATGCCTACAGATGAGCGCAACATTTTTGAAGATAATCAAGGCAGAAAATTTTATGATTTTGACGGTAGGCGAATACCCGTTAATTCCAATGTAGGCGAAAAGTACAATGATTTTTACAAAGATCTTGAAAATGATCTTGAAGATCAAACAGAATATTTAGAAGCCATAAACACTATTAGAGGTTTGCTTTCAGGTGAGATTAATTCAAAATCAGTTAGATACGGTATTTTAAGAGCTGACAGAGAATTCAAATTAGCTCTTGGCAGATTCTTTGATGAGGAAGACTACAAAAAAAAGGCTTGGTTAACTGGTCAAAAATACGGAATTAATCTAAACATTGATGATTTGTTGGATTACAAAAGGGAAATGAGGGATGAAGACAATCCGCTATTTCCATTTATACGACAAGAAGAAGATAAAGTTAGAGAGAAAATATCTGAATTAGAGTCTATTCAAGTTTTTTTGAATAATAGCGACAGAAATGCGTTTGAGGTTGTAAAAGCAATTGAATCTGATTATGAATTTGATTCTACCGTAGATCAAATATCTACTAAAATCCCAGAACTACAAGCTCAAACGCCAGAACCAATTGTTAGCGAAACTCCTATAACTCCTGCAACTACTCCAGTTTCTGCCGAAGATGACCCTATCTTTGGTGTTTCAGGCATAAGCAATGTGCCTCCTCCAGATCCGGCAGATGACCCTATCTTTGGTGATTTCGGAGCGCAAGCTGATACGGCAACTGTTCAAAAACAAACAGAAGAAATAGAGGTAGACGATGACGACGACGATGATGACGATGACGACGATGACGACGGCACTGACAACCAAACACTTCCAAGATCTGCTCCTGCCCCAGAAATAGAAGAAGCAGACGTAGACGAAGTGTATGCACTACTCCAAGAACAATTTGGAGGAGCAAGCTACTTCTTTAGAAAAAACGCACAAAACATGCAAATCGGTTTAACAGCCGACGGAAAACTAGTCAGCTACAACGACCCCAACGCAACAGACACAACAAGCCTCATGGACTACATCGTAGAAAACGGGATAACAAGCGTTACCCGTGTCAAAGGCTTATTACAGAAAACAGAATGGTGGCAAACAACTGACAGATCCATGAGAGCATTTGACGCTACATGGGGAGACATGAGTGAACCAGAAAGAACAGAGTTTCTTGAGCCATTAACAGACAGACTTGCCAAAGAAGCCCAATTCCTTGGTTTTGAATTATCAGACGAAGAACAATTTGATTTAGCGAAGAACCTTGCACGATTTGGTGATAGTGAGGACCAAGAAGCTATTAGGGAAGCTGTGTTGGGCCAGTTGCAGTATGGGAAGATGCAGAGTGATATTTCTGGATTTGGTGCTGCTAAAGACGCTATCCAGCAACTTGCGTACAAGTATTACACGCCAATAGATGATGTGACGGCTCAGGATTGGGCAGAACAGATATATACGGGTGAAGCAACTAATGAGGAGTATGAGCAGTATTTGAAAGCAACTGCGGTTTCTAGGTTTCCGACGTTAGATAAAGTTATTAACGAAATGGGAGTTACACCGGATCAGTATTTTTCTCCGTATAAGTATCAGATTGAACAGATGCTTGGTAGGCAGGTAAATATGTTGGAAGAGTTCTCTGATGTTATTGAGTTTATGCCTGATACTGGGACTGCTTCTAGGCCGATGACTCTTTCTGAGGTTAGGAAGTTTGTTCGTGCTACTCCTGAGTGGCAACAGACTGATGATGCTAAGGATCAAGCGAGAGCGTTGGCGTTCTCTATTGGTCAAACGTTTGGGGAGGTAGCGTAATGGGCATGGGAGATGTAAGAGGTTTTGTTGAAGCGTTTGAAGAAGATACAGTGCTAACAGATAATGCTGTCATGGAAGCGCAAGAAACCCAAGACGACAGAGATGCTTTAACGATTATTAGAGATGCTTTAGCTGGTTATGGTTTAGAGGGCTTAGCGAATAATGCTTACCGATTTTTAATGGAAGGTTCTTCAAGCGAAAGTGTAATGATTCAAATAAAAGACACTGAGTTATTTAGAGAGCGTTTTAAGGGTATGGATACTCGCAGTAAACTAGGTTTGCCAGCTATTAGCCCAGCAGAATATATACGGCTAGAAAACAATTACCGGCAAACAATGGCAGCAGCAGGACTACCTGCAAACTTTTATGACAGCCCTGATGATTTTGCAGAATTTATAGGCAACGATGTGTCTCCTGCTGAAATGACTGAGCGAGTTTCAATGGCTGCTACAGCAGTAGCTAACATTAACCCTGAACTTAAAACGCAGTTGCAAGACATGTATGGTATAGGCGTTGAAAACGACGGGGAACTTGTAGCATATTTCCTTGATCCTGAACGTGGTGTGAGCGTTATTGAACAACGGTTGCAAGTTGAGTCTGCTGGTTTATCAGCAGCAGCTTTGCAAGCTACAGGGCAAGGTATCCAAACTGATGTTGCTAGACAGTTGGCTGGACAGAATGTGCAACAGCGTGAAATATCGCAACGTTTAGGGCAACAAGCAGGACTTACTCAAACTACTTTTGGTGAGGAACAGGCAGCGACTTCTACACAATTAGCTGCTTCAGCGTTTGGTTTAGATTCAGAAGCTACTGCTGAGATACGCAGGTTGCGTCAACGTAGGCAAGCAGTAGGGCAAAGATCAAGCGGAAGTTTAGTTACTGGTATGGGCGCTTCGGGTCTTGGAACAGCACAAAATCAGTAGGTTGTAGACGCAAACCGTTAATTTGCTTATATTTAGTTATGTGATCTGCCCCATTAAGAGGGTGAGCCGTTCACAACAAATTAAACTCCGCTAACATTCCACCGTTGTTAGCGTGTATAAGAAGGTGAGTGACATAATGGAAACAGAGTCTACTGAAACAGAAGAAGTTTCAAGTACCGAATCCAAACCAAATTGGCGTAGAGAACTCGAAGCGAAAGCTAAGAGAGCTGATGAGCTTGAAGCCCAAGTTCAACAGATGCAACGCAAAGAAGTGTTTCGTGATGCAGGCTTAGATCCATCCAATAGGATGACTGAGTACTTTATGAAAGGCTACGAAGGCGAGCTAAGTGTTGAAGCGATACAGGCTGAGGCTCAAAGCGCAGGTTTATCGAATGTGGTAAGCCAAAGCAATACTACTAATTTGGAGCAACAGGCACAGTTCATGGAACAAGTCGAAGCGGAGCGTAGAATCGCTGAAGCTAGTGATGATGCTGGTCCTGTGGCAGATCCTCAATTCGAGAGTTTAATTAGAGAAACCAAAAATGTCGATGAACTTCGACAGTTGTGGGAATCTAACGGCGGTACTTTTAACGCAATGACGTAAGGTAGGCTCCAAAATTTAATTGGAGAATAGCCTAATGGCAATAACACAAATGAGTTCGCTGAACTCCGCTGGTAACGCAGCATTTGAACAGCTCGCTTACTTTGCGTTGCGATCACAACCTCTCTTTGAGATGGTTTGCGATGTGAAAACCACAAACCAATCGCACGCAGGAGCAAGCGTTAAGTTCACAAAGTACAGTGACCTATCACAAGCTACTTCAGCAATATCTGAAACTTCTGACCTCACACCATCAACAATGGGTGACGCACAAGTTACAGTAACACTTGCTGAGTACGGTAATACAATACAAACCACCGCTAAAGCCCGTGGAACCAGCTTCTTAAACATAGACGCTGACGCTGCGAACATTATCGGTTACAACATGGGTGACAGCCTTGATAAGATTGTTCACGACATTGTTACAGAAGGAAGCAACGTACTATTCGGTGGCGATGCTACAGCTACAGGAGAACTAGCAGCAGGCGACGTTATCACCGCTGCTCTTATCCGCAAAGCTGTTGCTAACCTACGGTCTGCTTCTGCACCTGCATTTGACGGCAACGTTTACGTTGGATTTATCCACCCTGACGTTTCTTTCGATCTTCGTGCAGCTACAGCAGTAACTGACGTTATCCAACACCAAATCCGTCAAGACGGAGCAGGTGTCCGAAACGGTAGCATTGGTACATTCGGTGGAGTTGACTTCATTGAAACACCAAGAATTACGCTAACCGCTGACGCTGGTGCTTCTAACGTTGATGAATACAAAACTGTAATAGTTGGTAGACAAGCTCTTGCGAAAGCACACAGTCGGGCAGCCGGTTTCGGTGCTGATCCAAGCATCGTATTCGGTCCTGTAACCGACAGCTTGCGTCGATTCAACACAGTTGGTTGGTATCACCTTGTAGGATACGGAAGATTCCGTGAGGAATGTATCCGAAGGATTGAAACATCATCCTCAATAGGAACTAACTAATAGTTCTTAATTAGGTAGTAGGGTAGGCTGACTTTACTGGGAGGTTAGCCTACCCTCTATCTTTCTTTATTTGATTATATTATTATTGGACATCATGGAAGATGAACAAGTAGATGTAGTTATAGCGGCTGAGACGATACAAGCCAGCGTTGTAACTGATGAGGAGAACGCTGATGGCTAGTGGTCTTTATGGAATAACTTTTCTTAACGCTTTGAAGAACACTCTTGCGTTAGATCTAGACAGTGACACGATTAAGATTATGTTGGTTACGTCGTCATACACTCCTGATTTTGGGGCGCATGATTTTAAGGGTGACGTTTCTAATGAGGTTTCTGGGTCAGGGTATACTGCTGGTGGTAACACGCTAAGTAGCTTGGCTTTAACTCAGACAAGTGGCACGATTAAGTTCGATGCTGCTGACACATCATGGTCATCTGCAACAATTACAAGTGCTAGAGGCGCTGTGATTTATGATGATTCTTTAACTGATGATCCGCTTATTGCATACATTGATTTTGGTTCTGATTTCTCGTCGAGTAACGGAACGTTTACGATTACGTTTGCTGCTGGCGGTATTTTTACGATTGACTTAACTCCATAAGAGGTGAATGATGGCAACTAGATTTCCGGGTGCGTTAGACCGTGACCCTGATGAGCTTCCTGATAATATAGCGGATTCTGATAATCTTAATTCGCCTAACCATGCGACTGTTCATAATAATGTGAATGGTGCTGTGTTGCAGATTGAGGAGAAGTTGGGTACTGGTGATACTACGGCTGCTTCTGGTGCTGTGTTGATTGGTACTGGTGCTGGTACTTCTGCTTGGGATACGACTCCTACGTTTGTTGATGATGTTACGATTCCTGAAGGTGATTTGATTTTGGGTTCTACTGCGGTTACTTCGAGTGCTGCTGAACTTAATTTGCTTGATGGTTCTACTGCTGGAACGGTGGTTGCGTCTAAGGCTGTTGTTGTTGACGCTAATAAGGATATTTCTAGTTTCAGGAACATTACTGCAACTGGTGATGTTACGATGCCTGAAGGCGATCTAATTTTGGGTTCTACGGCTGTTACTGCTTCTGCTACTGAAATTAACGTTCTTGACGGAGTTACAGGTGGTACTGTTGCTGCGTCTAAAGGTGTTGTCGTTGACGCTAATAAAGATGTGACTGGCTTTAGGAATGTTACTGCTACTGGGGATGTTACGATTCCTGACGGTGATTTAATTCTTGGCTCTACGGCTGTTGCAGCTACAGCAACTGAAATTAACGCTGTTGCTGATGGTGCTTTAGATTGGACTGCTTGGACTCCTACTTTTACGAATTGGACTAAAGGTAACGCAACTGTACAAGCTAAATACGCTGTGGTTGGCAATATCTGTTATTACCAATTTTACTATTTAGGTGGTTCAACGAGTGCGTACACTACTGGTGGTATGCGGTTTAGTGTTCCAGTAACAGAATCAACAGATTTGAATTTTCAGCCTACTGGTGTAGGTTGGGCGAGACCTAATACCTCAGGCACAATATATTCTATTTTTGGTATAGAAATTGGTGGTAATATCATTCTGTACTCGCAGAAGACTACCCTTAATTTTACCTTTAACGATGTTTTAGACAGCGCAACGCCTGCTGCGTGGACCACATCAAGCCCATACGGAGACATATATTTAACAGGATGGTACAGAATAGCATGAGAGTAACAACAACAAACGGTTTCCCAGATGCAACAGACGAAACAAAAAGTATTTTTATGCGGTCAAAGCGTGATGCTCTGCTATTGCAATCTGATTGGACACAAATGGCAGACAGTCCACTAAACGAAACAAAGCGTAACGAATGGAAAGTGTACAGGCAAGCATTAAGAGACTTTCCCGATGGGTGGACTCCTGCCGACACTGCTGAGTTCCCAGACCAACCGAGCTAATACATGATCCCAACTACCAGCAAACACGTTAACATCGAACTACTACACCCAGAGTTCAAACGCAGGTTAGAAGCGTTCTTTAGAGACAGCCGTATTAGTGGCAAAGTTAAAGTCGTATCAGGTGTACGAACCTACGCACAACAAAAATACTTTTACGACGGATACAAAAGCGGTAAAGCAGGCTTTAACTTAGCTGCTAACCCTGATCGTAAAACATCTTCAGGTTTCCAAGGCTCCTACCACATGCAACAACCAGCGTTTGATAACTGGGGTTATGCCGTTGATTTTAGAATTACTGGTCGTGGTATTAGTACTTCTCAAGTGAACGCCATAGCTAAATCTTATGGCATGGTTGCGTATGTTAGAGGCGAATGGTGGCATCATCAGCCTTGTAAAGTTGTTAATGGTAAAGTTAAATGGTTTGATGCGCCTGCTTTGAAAGGTACGAAAGCTACTAAAACAGTAAAGCAAGATGTTAAGGGTATTGCTGCTGCGTTTGCTGAGATAGAGGCTTTGGTTACTGCACATCCTTTGAAGAAAGGTTCTAAGGGTGCTGCTGTTAAGGTAGTGCAACAGTTGTTAGCTGCTAAAGGATTGTATCGGTACAAAATAGATTCTGATTATGGCAAACTCACTCGGAAGGCTGTTGTGGAGTTCCAGAAGCGTCGGCTATTATATGTTGACGGCATAGTTGGACCAAATACTTGGAAGGCGTTATTACGATGAAAGAATACCTAGATTTACTTGAAAGATGCGGAGCAACATTCGTACAAGCAGCAGTAGCCACAATCAGTGGTAACAGCTTTCTTGACATGGGAGTAAGCAACTGGAAGTTGGTTGCAGCTTCTGGATTTGCTGCTGTGCTATCGGTTCTTAAAAGTTGGGCTGCTACGAAAGTTGGCGATAAGTCATTTTCTTTGGTTGGTAAGAATACCGCATCTGAGGAGTCCCTGTACGGCGACGAGTAGTGAGGTCAGCAGGTGACAATAAACTACAGCTCATCTGCGGTTACCTACGCAAGTTCAAGCGTAAACTATTCGCAAGCAGATGCGACAGTAAACGCATCAACAATAGCGTGTACTGTAACTGTTCCGGCTGTAACCGTAACAGCCTTTGCGAATGCTGCCGTTGCGGTAATTGCAGGTACGACGACTGTTCCTGTTTCGACTGTATCAGGGACAGCTAGTGTAGCCCCTAGCGTCATTACTGGCGCTACTACTACGCCGTCAGCGACAATATCGGGTACTGCAAGTATTGAACCTAGTGTCATTGCTGGTGTTACAACTACGCCTTCTGCGACTATATCAGGTACAGCTAGTATTGCCCCTAGTGTCGTTTCTACGGCTGCTACAACGCCGTCTGCGACGATTTCAGGCACAGCTAGTGTAGAACCATCAGTAATAGGTGGAACGTCTACAACGCCGTCTGTGACCGTCAGTATGGACCAGAACATAGATGTGTCTACAATCAGTGCTACAACGTCTGTAGATCAATTATTATTTAACAAAAAGTATGTGCCTGTGTTTGAGAATACGGTTCCTACGTTAGACGTTGCAAGGTTCCCGACTATTAGCCCTGCGAGGAACTTGCGGAGATTCTATCCTCCGACGGCTAGAGGGGTTAATATATTTATATTAAACGATGGGTCGGTAACGACTCGACAACCGGCAGACATGAGTACAGTTTCTCGGACAATATATGGTGGGCATGAATCCCCTACTGATTTTACAGAAGATGAACTAAACTCGTTAAAGAACGCTGGCTACGGAATAGAGGTTGAGGGTTATGCCACGGTATGACTATAAATGCAACAGATGTGACAACGTTGAAGAAATAATACATGGCTTTAATGATGAGCATTCTTTTCATTGCGTTGATTGTGGGCAGGCGATGAGTAAACTTATTTCAGGTGTGAACATTGCGCCTTCTGCTATGCCTTCTCGTAACTCTGTGATTGATTTAGATGCTACGAAGAAAGCTGAGAAAGCTAAGGATGCTGATATGTCTGCGTATAAGCGTTTGCGTAAGAGTGGTTTGCAACCTAAGTCTATTAATGGTTCAGCGCATTTAGAGAAGCATGCTGAGACTAAGAGCGAGATTCAGGCAGGTCGTTTGTATTCTAGTGATGCGAGCCGGAAAGAAAGCGAAAGACTTATGAATAGTGTTGAGGCAGGATGACTGCTCAAACGTGGATAGATGAAACTAAGAACTTGTTGTTAACTGATTATGTTGAAGAACATGACCAGTTATCAGCAGATTTAAGTACAAGTGATACAACTGTAGCATTCACCTATGACAGTTCTAGCATTGTTGAAGGATCAATCATTGAAGTAGGCACTGAGCTAATGTATGTGTTTAGCGTTAACGCTTCAACAAATAACGCTACTGTTAAGCGTGGCTTTCGAGGCACAACCGCTGCTTCACACAGTACAAGTGATTTAGTAACTGTTAACCCTAAGTTCCCTGCACAACTTGTGCTAAACGCTATTAACGATGAGTTAGCTGACTTGTCGTCACCGCAAAATGGTTTGTATCAGATAAAAACCGTTGAGTTTACATACAACATATCTCAAGATGGATACGATCTTACTGGCGTAACTGACGACGTTTTGACTGTGTACCAAGTAACGTACACTGATGATGGTTCTGAGAATACTGAGCCGGTGTTGCCTGCGTGGACTTTGCGACGAGATCGCAATACCGCTTCGTTCGCATCAGGGTATGCTTTGGTTCTGCATGATGACGCTAACTCTGGGCAGAAAGTCAGAGTCCAATACAAGACAGGATTTACTGCGTTAACGGCTACGTCAACAGCGTTAAGTACTGTCGGCTTGCATTCATCAGCGTATGATTTGCCGTCAGTTGGAGCAGCGTTACGGTTAATGTCTACTCGACCTGTACGGCGTGAGTTTATAGATGAGCAAGGGTCTAGTCGTAGAGCAGATGAGGTTCCTGCCGGTGCTATATCTGCTTCTATGCGTGACCTTAGAGCGTTGCGTGAAACCAGAATAAATGCTGAAGCTGCTAGGTTAGATCAGCAATATCCAACATATTGGATGAGGTCAGGGACTAAAACGCAGAACTCTTTTTATAGAGGGGTGTAAATGGTTCACAGAGCTGAACGGCTACCAGTTACATTAACGATAGATGCTGATGCACGTTCATACAATATTGATGTTGACCAGTATCGTCGAACGACTATCCCTACGTTGCGTGAGCAAAGAGATACGTCTAACGAACCCGGTGAGCAGTCAATAAGTTCTCAGTTTTGGTTGAGGTCACAGACTGATTGGTCGTTTGGTGCTGGGCAAACGTTTTACGATCATGCTAATTCTAACAGGGCAAGGTTTAGTGCTTCGTCTGGTGTGGATGTGTGGACTGAGGGGCAGATTAGTTTGTTGCCTATTTGTGAGTCTAAGAATGACACGTTTGCGTGGACTGATGTGAAGATGAAGATGCTTGGGTCGTACATGTATGTGGCTCAAGGAACTAACTTGTATTTCTCTAACTCGTTTAACTCTGCTGACGCTGACGTTAACTGGTCAACGGTTACAGCTTTAGCCAGTCCGCAGACAATAACTGATATTGCGTCTGACGGTTCAAAAGTGTTTATTGCGTATGGCTCTAACAGGGCTGCTGCTAGCGTCAATCTTGGTGCTACTACGCAACCAGCAAGTTTTGGATCGTTAAATCCTGACTTTATTCGACTTGTTGGTGGCAGATTGTTTTTCTTAGATGGCGCTAACATATCTGAAGTTAATTCTAGCGGTGCGAAAGTTTCTGGCAGCCTTGATTCAACTATTCCTCAAGCAGGCGGTAGTTGGGTTACGGTTTGTTCAGGTCCAGTAGGTTACTATGCAGCAGGTAACGCTGCTGATACAGGCTTTATTAGCTTTATATCTGTAGCTGCTGCTGATGGTTTGCTTGACGAACCACAACAAGTAGCTGAACTGCCCAGAGGCGAAAAAATTAATGACATGGTTTCTTATGCTGGCATTCTTGCGTTGGCGACTACTAAGGGTTTGCGGATTGCTGCTATTGATGCAGGGTCAGGATCGGTAACGTATGGTCCTGTTATTGATGATGTGGGGCAAGTATTTAGTTTGGCT